CTTGAGCACGGTCTCCGGAATCGCGGGCTGCTTGCAGATCGCTCGCGGCTCGGGTGTCTGCTGCGTCGCGCACGCGGACAGCAACAGTCCGCACAGTGCGAGCGCTAACCATGGCTTTATCTCGTGCCGCCAGCGCCTCGGCCAGCTGTTTGCTCTGTTTCTCATAGCGTTCCTGCACCTCCTTTTCTACCGCCCTGGTCTGCTTCTGCCGATCAGATTTAAGCTCGCTGATCTGAGCTTCATACTTCTCCGCCGTCGAGGATCTTCCTCTGGAGTACCCCCAGAACGCGGACGCTATCAAAGCGCCAATGATGACACCGGCAATGGCCAAATTCTTTTTTATCATTCCTGACCCTTCATACAGATCCGATACTCTTTTTCCCGCCGATTCACCAGCCCCGGGTGCTTCTTATTTTTGAAGTAGCACCAGCGCCTGATTTCGGTGCAGGCTCCTTTGTAGTCCTTGCGATTCAGCTTCTTCACGAGTGCCGAGCTACAGAATTTCTTTTGGCCGATGTTGTAGGTTAGACGGAGATAAGCGTCGAGCTCCCCTTCCGAGAGCGGCACTTTGACACAGCGGCTGATCCCTGTCTTCGCCATCTCGGTATCCCGGTACAGTCTCTGGAGCGCCTGCGTCGGCTCAATAGTGTCCCCTTTCTTTACACCGGCTGTTGTCCCCCACCCGATAGTGGGGACGTCTCCTTTCACGGGGACATAGGCGGTTGAGCTATAGCCCTCGTACCCGGCGATCCCTACCAGCGTGGCGGCTGATACGGTCATTGCGGTGATCTGGTAGCGGTTCATAGAAATCCCTCCTGCCCCCTGGTATGAACGCCTTATTTTTTAAAAGCTCGCTATAATGCGATACGTAAGGTCTCTCTCTCCTTACGTAGGTGGTTTATGGAGTCGGTAGGCTTTCCCCGGAAGAGCACATGCTTTCCCGGGGATTTTTATAGGAATCGACCGCCAACCCAAAGCGTTAAAAGCGCTACTCCGAATGGGACAATCACTCTTTTAATGAATTCCCACGCCTGAGCCCGAACCCGTATGCGCTCATCAGCGCGGATCCGTTCTTCATCAAAAGCATCCATTCGGTTCTTCAAAGTAAGGCCTCTGTTTTCTAGATCTTTGCTATAATCTTTCATGTAGATGTGGTCCATCTATGTGTAACGTTTCTTAAGTCTCTGTTATGATTCGTTCCATCCCCGGAAGAGTTCCCGCTCTTGCCGGGGATTTTTACAGAGATCGGATAAAACCGATGACGCCCAGCACACCCCCAATAACGGCGCAGGCGACCAGCACGAGTTCTTTCCAGAAGTGAAAACGCTCCTTTTTGTATTCGCTGATAGCCGCTTGCTGAGCCTGTTTCAACTTCTGTTCATCCATAAAAGCCTCTGGCTTATCTATTCTTTCTTTGGTATCATCTCTCACGTACAGACCTCATATGTACACATTGCTCAGTCCCCGAAAGAGCTGCAACTCTTCCGGGGATTTCTTTTAACTGAGGAAGAGCTCCTTCTCTGCCTCTCGTCTCCTTACCAACCCCGGAAGCTCCCTCCCTCCCGCTCGCGCCCAACGCTTGAATTCATACCCCGCATTAATTACCTTGCCGGCATTAAAAAGTTTGAGGAGAGTAGATCTGCGGAGTGCCCCAGCGCCACAGTTGTATGCAAAATCCAATAAAGCGATGAACTGCCCTTGCGTTACAGCGACCCTGACAGATCGGGACAGCACATCACGAAGACGGTAAAGCTCAGACTCCAGAAGCACGTCTGCCTCCTCTTGAGTAATCTTTATGTTCCTGATGACAGGGTTCCCAGATGCCAGGCGTGTAGAGCCATAACCCACAGTCCATACCCCCGCAGGATCCCGGTAGGAAGCCAGCCGACACCCCTCGTTCGACTTAATGAAGGGGACCGCAATTGCCGGGTCCCACACCGAAAATTCTTTCTTTTCAGCCATGATCTCTCCTTATTTTGTCAGCCAAAGGACAAGATTCGGCCCGCACACACCTTTCAATTTCCTGCTCTTTCTGCATATCCATAAGCACACCAACCTCTTGCTTTAGTTTTTGAATTTCAGCTATACTGGCGTTGTGCATAAGTTCCTGTGTGTAAAGTGGAATAAAAAAGCCCTCGGGAGTTCGCTTCTCCCGAGGGTTTTCGTTTGATGGGGAGGATCCCCTATCCTTCTATTTGTCTCTGTGCTGTCGGTGAATCTCTCCCCCGCTCACCACATCTGACGCCATCGCCTCTGACCGCTCTTCCATCGCTTTCAGCATCTTGCGGACCGGCGCCGGGATAATTGACCCATACCCCATGCGCTCAATGTTTTCCAAGATACTGCCAAAGTCGTTCAGGCAGAAAGCAAAGACCGCCGCATCCCTGACACTGACGAAAGGTATAACCGAAGTGATATCCAGCCCATGGCAAAGTGCCACGAGGCTCAGCATGACGATCTTTTTGGTGATGCCAAGGAACCCCGTACGGGAATTCCACTGCCCGGTCTTCATCGCGGCATAAGTACCGCTCAAATAGTCGACTACGATAAAAACAAACAGCCATTCAATCGCGTCATCGATCGGGCCAAAAAGAAAGGAGCACAAGGCTCCCAGAATCCCGCCAACCGCCAGAAAAACGCGGGATGAAAAATCAGGAATCAGATCCACCATAAGCGCAATAGTCTCTGCTTATTGTCTTGACACGCTGTAACTTATAAGTTACGCTGCCCAGCCATGATAATTAAGGGGTTGCCATGATAAATACGGAAGGCCTTAAAGATTTTGACCCTGCTGAATATCTGGATGATGCCCCTTCAATTGCCGCCTATCTGGATGAGGCGTTCAAAACAGAAAATCCTGAGTACATTTCCCACGCTTTGGGTGTAGCCGCCAAAGCCAAAGGGATGACGGATATCGCTCAAAAGAGCGGTATCCGCCGTGAACAGCTGTATCGGTCTCTGAACTCGAAAGGGAACCCGACGCTTCAAACCCTTCTCCCTGTTATGAAAGCATTAGGCGTAACGATTGGGGTATCTGTAAAAGATACTCAAAAAGCTCCTGCCTAACCTCACCAATCAAAAGAGATCCCTGCGGCGTCGCCCCATCAAAGACATTGCTCAGCCTTCAGCAGCAGAATCCGTGATTTCGTCCCCGGACTCGTCGTATGTCTTCTCAATTCCCTTATTGGCGTCCATCCAAACATCAAAAGATATTGTTCGGACACGAGTCTTCGGCACAGAGGCAAGCGCCTCGCGGAGTTTACGCTGAGTTTCGGCGGAGTCCGCAGAATCACAGTTCATGAGAATTTGAACGGTATACCGGTTGTAAACGGTCATGGTTTGCTCCTATTGAAATGTAAAGATTGATATTTGTGGCCCTATGCCGTACGCCGCCACATATTTACCGCAATGTAGGGGTTGCGGACGCTAAACGCCTGCCCACCCCCTGTTGCCCCAACTCCCACAGTGTGCGTGTGGTTCCCTGCGCCGTCGACTCCGACGTTATGCATATGGCTGGCATTAATATTCACGATGGAGGAATCGGTAGCGTAACCGCTGTTTGACGGTTGCTTGCCCGCTCCAAGGCTGCAGACGCCGCTGGCTGTGATGCCAAGACCGCCCGGGTTGAAAGAGCCCGTGAGGTTGGCTGTGTCCGTTCTTGCGGTGTGCCCATGCCATCCCGCCTCCCCCGTCCACGCAGTATGTGCATGAGACGGCATCTCTTCTACCGTCAGTGTGTGGGTATCTGCCCCCCCCTCACTCCCCACAGCGAAGCCACCGCCTGCTGCCACTAAAGCACGGCCAGCCCCAATTGCCGCCCAAGTTCCACCAAAGAGTGCCCCTGGGTCGGTCGAATCAATGGAGCAATAAATAGAGCCTACTGGATATGCCGCAAGCTTTGCCTCAGCGACAGCCGCCGCGATCAGAGAGCTCAACTCATCCTTTTTCGCGTAACCAGCAAGAACAGAATCCGCCTCAATCGCCTGGATGCTCGCCGCTTCCTGAGCTTTCACAGCGGACACAGAAGAAGCCTGCGCGGCCGTTACGCTCTCAGTTGCTGTGGATTGGGTGGCTGTCACAGCCGCTACCGCTTCATTTTTTTGTGTTTGAATCGCCGCTACGGCCGTCGCCTGAAGATCAGTTATGGCTTGCTTCCCCTCAGAAATTGTGGTCGTCGCAGAGGAGGCTGAAACCGCGGCCTTATCCGCGGACGTTCTGGCGTTCGCTTCACTTGCCGTGATTTGGTCGAGAATGTCCTGTGCCTGCTGTTTAATGTAAGCGGCTTCTGTACCGCCTTCTGCGTCTAACTGGGCAACCAGCTCCTCAAGTTTTTTCTGCAAGCTCGCTATGCCTGCCTCGACATCGCCAGAAACAGAACCCCCTACCGCGGTGACAGCAGAAACCTGCTTACTTCCCTCATCTTGAATTTCTTTGATTTTGCTGGCGGTCTCTGTTACTACCCCGGACGCGCGTTCCGCGGCCGCGTCAGCGCTCGCCTTGGCTTGCGTTGCGAAGCCTTCCGCCGCTGATGCCCTTGCTTTGAAATCAGCAAAAACATCCGCAAGCTGATGAAGATTCTCCGCGCTTGGCTCTAACCCGTTTTGCTCGATAAGAGTAGTGAATTCAACCATCAGCATGTAGTAAAACCATGCCCCGGGCGTTGTCGGCGGCTTCCCCGTTACAGGATCCCCATTGGATGGATAGCCAACAGACGGATTACTGGGTCGCTTCGGCGGCGTATCAGAAGCATCCGCTAAGAATTCAAATTTCATGGTGCCACCTAAAAGAAAATACCTTTATCGGGAAACGGTTCTTCTCGATAACAAAAACCCCGCCACCAGATGGAACTGTCTGAACGGGGTTTGCCTGTTTTATGAAGGTTTAAATATGAATGCAGGGGAGCAGAACCAAAGCCGGAGGCTGTACCGTTCCGGATCGCCCATAAATCGGGTTACTGCGACTGGCATCAAAGTGAACGGCTGCGGTCATGTCCCCTATCCAATTTGATGCGTCTCCGGCAGCTCTCGCGTTCTTCGTTTCCTGCCAAAAAGCTCCGTCCGTGCTGACCGGCTCACAATACATCTGCTGCCGACCATCACCTCCGTACTGCGTCACGTTACCTGCAATATTCGGAAGACCAGGCTGAAGATAAGCGCCAACGTTTGAAGTCCCACCCCAAACTGTACGATCTATCAAATAAGGGACATTGAAAGTTGTAGAGCCATTCCCCGCCCCATACTGCGTCCCAATCATCGCAAATAGATTCGGATACCCCGTCCGGCTCACGGCTCTCCCATCACAGACCAGCCAGTTCCCATTGGGGGGAGTGGATTTCGGGAAAAACATAATCATCCCGGAAGGGACCACTTCAACCTGTGAGACTTTCGCCTGAATCTGTGCCGCCACATCAGACAAAGCCTGATTCACGGTCCTGATCTGCGCTTTAATCGCGGCGTCAAGCTGAGTCAGATCCGCCGCGTCGGGAGTAACCCCTCCCCCTTTGATCGCGTTAACGATCTCCTGGGTAACGGCGTTGTACCAATAATCGCCAATCACCGTCGCAAGAACACCCCCCGTAGGACTGCCGTTTGTCGGATATCCCTCTGAAGAGGCAGAATTCGGCAGCTCCGGGGGATAGGAAACCGCGCGGGACTGATAGACTGATTTCATATTTGTTAATCCTCAAAATACCCAAAAATTACATTGGTATGCGCTGGGGCGTAATGCCGGATTACGCATTCAATGACAGAATCCCCCCACCAGGCCAGCGCCTCTTCCGCTGTCCCTATCGCCGTATGCCTCGAAACGGTAGCGCCGGCATTTTTGTAAACATGGACTCTCCACTGCGATGCCCAGCCCGTCCCGCTCGCAAACGGCGTTAAAACTGTGCTTAAAACCGTTTGATTAAACAACTCGTCAATCGTGATGCTGTATCCATAGGTTTTTGCCAGATCAACAAAAAACTGAAGACTCTGTGACCCGATTGTTGTAATTTTCTGCAGCAAGGCCTGCCGGAGAATGGTTTCAGTCAACCCATCCGCGAGCAGCGACCCCCAGGCCTCAAGGCAGGAATCAGGAACCCCCCATTGGGTGATCCAATCTTCAAATGTCTCAGAACAAAACCGCGGATCCGCCTCATTAATGAGCGCCATTGCCTGCGAATCTACACGGGAAAACTCCACCGCCCAACATTCAATCAGCATCGCCATTACGGAACCGGTATCATCCCGAGGCCATGCTGGCCCAGGAGGCAGCAGCGCTTTGATATTGGCGTCATATTCAGCTGCGGTTACTGCCATGTGATTTCTCCAACAGTGGGAAGAATCTTGTTCCCTAGCGCTATATTCCCGGCCGGTGTGACGAGCGTGTGATCTGCCTCACCGACAGCCGCGGAAATAGCGGCTCGGATATGGGACAAATAAATCACTGCGCCCGGTCCGCCTTCCTGCCTGAAAAGTGTCTCCAGAGAGGCTTTTACCGCGGCTTTCACCGTGTCATTGTTAGGGTCGAGCCCGGATATCGTGAATGGAATTGCCTGAATGGTCGGCGCAGATACGGTGGCATTAGCCGTAACCGGGCGAACAGAGTCAATGTATGCCTGCACTTTCTTAATCATTTCTGCAGAGGGCAGAATGTCGCTGCTGTTATCGCATACGAAACGGATGGCCACCGTCCCCGGCCCTCCCTCAAGCGGGTACACCCAAGCCCTGGTTACTCCCTCAATCTCAAGTGCCCACGCTTTGTAATCGGCCGCAGTCCCGGCATGCGGTGGCTCCCTTACCCGCGAAAGCAGACGCGCGCGCAAAGATTCGTCCGTTTCCTCGTCGGCCCCTCCGGAAATGCCCTCTGCCGTCTTGCATTCGCTGGAAATTCCTTCAATAGGAGAAACAAGAACTAACGTGTCGCCCGCCGATACATTGCCTGCCGTCCCCGCAGTCAAAGCTCTGACCGACGCTTTCCCTTCCGAGACCGCGGATGTCGTTTCATATACCGCCTCATTATCAGCCTGCAGCAAGGTTCCCTCCGGTACCGTGGCTCCCTCTTCCAGTACTGTAAAAACAACCGTACCGCTGGCCAGAGAGGGCGGTTTGCGGACAAGCCCGTAAATAGACGCCCAACGGTCAAGGTACTCCGCCTCTGCTGTATCAAAAAACAACTGTCGGCTTAAAAACTCAATAAAGCCGTGCAGCTCATGGCTCACCCCTGCAAGCACACGCGCATACACTTTCGCGTTGGATCTGCGAAGCTGAGAAGTTGATAACCGTGACTCAAGATCCGCGTCAATGCGGTCAATCAGCGTTTGTAAATTCGGTCTTTCAAATGGCATTTTCAACTTCCCCAAACGTTCTGAAACTGCAGGTTAAGTGTTGCCTGATCAGGTCTTTTTATGACTACATTCAGATTCAGCTGCTCCACCCCGCCTCGTTCCGCGGAAACGCTTACCGATTCCGCTACATGGTCATCGACCAGCCACTGAAGTGCATCCTCGGCATACTCCCTCGCAAGCTTCAGCGTGCTGTCGGTCAGTATGGTGTGACCATAAGATTTCCTAACACTTAAATGTACGGAAACGGCGTTAACATTACTGGTGTGCACTCTAACTGGAGACAGTCAATGACTACAA